CAACGAGAAGAGGGTGGGATTACACAATGCTTTAGAGGATTGTTACTTCCAGGCCAAAAAAGTACAGAAAGTATATGCACAGTTAGGAATCAAGAATGCCAGATATTAAACAGCTCTACAAACGAATTGCAACAACAATATTGTTCTATCTGAGATTTGATCTGCAACTGCATTTCTTCTGGGGCATGTTCCTGACACTGTTCGCAGTGTTCTGGCAACCATTCATATACCTGGGACTGATAGCGACAGTCTTGAAGGAAGCACTGGACCTATGGAGCAAGGGGCACTGGAGTTGGGATGATGTGGTGTTTGGCGTTGCGGGTTGCATCGTTGGTGCGTACTTCGTGGGAGTGATGGCATGAAGTGGTACAGCATCGAGGATCTATATGATATAGAAGGTTTCAAGATCCGGCACAGCAAGAACCCCAAGACCCCTTGGATCAGATTGCCTTGTGTCTACAAAATTAAGATCAGAAACAAAGTGGTACACGTGGGCAGGTCCGACACCTGCCAAAAGCACGGCGGTGCCGAGAAAGTGAGAAAGGCATTGGTTAACTTATTAAATATTCATGATTACAACCCATCTGTCCCAAAAACCAAAATGTGGGATCAAATAAGGTTGCAACACAGACCAAATTCAAGTAATATAAGGATAGGAATAATAGAAACAAATGCCATCCAAAGAATTTACCTACAAGAGAGAATATGAATCAGTTGACAATGTTGATGAAAGCATTTGGTTTAGCAATGACGCTCCCATCATGGAATCAGATTTCACATACGTTTTCAATGACAAATATCCTTGTGTGGTAGGACACAAACTTTTCATCCCAAAAGAAAATAATCCTCATTTCATTGGCAGGTCATATGGTCTTGCCTATGAGTACGGCAACGAAAAAATAAAGAAAGGCGAGATAGAGGGATTCAATGTGGGCATGAACATAGGAGTTTGTGCAGGACAGACCATAATGTGGCCGCACATACATTTCATTCCAAGACACAAGGGCGACGCGGATGACATAGGAGGTATGAGACACGCCCACCCAGGTGCAGATCATATAAAATATTACTGATGAAATCTGCAAACATACGACTTTCCCAAAGCCAGGATCACACCCAGACGTTTGATCTTAGATTCAAACTGCTTGAAAATACCTTCACAAAAAAATGGATAGAATGTGTATTGGAGGCACAGCAGAAGCAATACAAAATATCTGAACCATGGGCCTTGTACAACATCAATAATAGACTCTCAGATGACTATATTATCGATAGATTGAATGAACTTATGTCCAGTGTCGATTCAATTGAGATGCTTTTTGGATTTAGGCTTGAAGATATCAAAGACCAAGACAAGTTAAATCAGATACATGCCATATTCGAGAAGCATCACGGACAATTGGATACATGGCAACAGAATCCTATTTTTGCCAATAAGGAAAATAGTTTCAGGCAAAATCTAAGTGAAATAAATCAATTGGTGCACGCCTGTGAAGGTCGACACGGAGCACCAAAAATCCGAGTTGTTTGGTTTGACTTACCCAAGGTCAAAGTTTTCAGTGAAAGCGACTACAAACTTTTCACAGATAGAAGATCTTTTGGATCTTTGTATCATTTGTATGCGGATGTTGGTAAGAATATTGAAAGCCTTGCCATTGACAACGACACCCACCATCATGATGTTGTGCCCAATCTACACTTCAGTGCGGACTGTGTGGCATATTTCTACAACGACGGCGAGGAGGATTTGAAGGAAAAAAAGGAAAAGATACAAAAGTACCTCATGAACAACCGTGACTATTTGCAGAGCAAAGGTTATGCATTAGACGACCCGAGACTTACCACGGGAAGGATAGAACTAGGAAAACTGGAAGAATTTGACGAGAAAGAACTAATGACAAAGATGAAAAATTACGACAACATACAGTCTTTCTTCCTGTCATGATCTGCATCGTACGGCTGTTAAAACTGGAAATTACAGATGTGAACAACATAACTCCAAGTTGACTTTTACCAGCAGTGTGCAGGCGCCTATGTGCGTTTAAAGGGGTGATTAAATACGTTTATGACCAAGTATGTTAGCATTATAGGAAACGGAGAAAGCAGGAGAGGATTTGACATCTCACCATTGAAATCCTTCAGCACGGTGATTGGATGTAATGCCATATTCAGAGATTTTGTCACCGAGTACCTGGTATGTGCAGACAGACATATGTGCCAGCAGGCAGTGAACGCAGTTGGTAAAGGCACCACCATCTACACCAGAGACAAATGGGTGGACCAGTTCGCACACTGGCCTAATGTTAAGGAAATACCAAAACTTCCATACAGTGGAGACAAAAGACAGGATGACACTTTCCATTGGGGCACAGGACCACACGCAGGAAACCTAGCACTCACTTTCAAACCGAAGGCCATTTTCATGCTAGGGTTTGACCTGCATCCTTTGGAACCTAAGAAGATCAACAACATGTACACAGGATCGGAAGGATACACCTACATCAAGAGACCAGTTGATCCCAGTTACTGGATATACCAGTTCCACAAACTGATGGGGCATTCAGATCCGGACACAAGATGGATAGTGGTAAACCATGATCGTTGGGTGATGCCAGAAGATTGGAAGAAACACTCTAACGTGTTCCAAGAGACATATGATGGCATGGCCCGGTTCATCAATAAGCAGTTGACAAAAAACAAATAGCATATAAAATTGTTGTATGATCAAACCAATGGTAGATCACCTCATGGTCCAACAACAGATAAAACATCCTCACAAGGAATGGAAACACATGGTTGGTGTGATGTGCCTAAACCTCACATACAGGAAACACGTGAAGATAGTCTTACCAAAACTTTTCACTAGGTATCCAAATCCAAGAGCCTACCTGCGTGGTAGACTAAAGACCCAACAGGAGATACTGAAGCCATTGGGCATGTGGGAAGTGAGATCAAAGAGGATAAGGAAGATGACTGAACAGTATCTCACGTGGGACAAGAAGGACGCGGGTGAACTGCATGGCATAGGCAAGTACGGAAGTGACAGTTACCAGATATTCTTCATGAACGTTATTCCACCTAACGTGCAGGACAAAGAACTGCGAAAATACATTGACAATTTGATAGGATAGTTTATAATAAGGATATGTTTGAAAATATAAAAGATGGAGATCTAGTAACTCTGAAACTTGCTTCAGGAGAAGAAGTGATTGCGAAATATGTAAGCGGAGCGGACTCGTACATCAGTATCGAGAAAGCACTTGTCCTAATGCAAGGACCACAGGGCCTGGCGTTTGGTACATTTTTCTCCACCGCACAACAAGACAAACCCATGAATATTGCGAAAGACAAGATCACTTCTATCGCATACATCAATGACAAGATACAAGAGGAATACAACAGGGTGTTCAGCAAGATAGAAGTACCGAAGAAACCCAGTATCATAACCTAATGAAACATTTTGACAAACACAACAAAAGTATCACCGCTCTGGTCGACGTGTCAGAGTCAATGCTTAACGCAATGGAGAAGCACGGAGTTGATCCTGAAACTGTGGCAAACAGACCGGAATTTTCAGTATTGATACACTTTATCAAGAGTATCATCGACGGTGAGTTAAATATACCAAATGAACTTACTGAACGCATCAGAGATGCCGCGTTCCAGATGGATCTAGATCAGAAGGTTAACAAGAAGTTGAACTGATGATCAAGAGGACTCAAGACTTTCAACCCTCTATAAACACTCTGCAAGTCATCAAAACTAGGAGAAACGATGACTTACTACTCAACTAAAACATACGGACACAACATAGGATTGGCCTGCGTGTTTAGACAACCCAACGCAGATCACTCACACTGCCATTTGCTACACGGATACAGCCTCGCCTTCAGATTCACATTTGGGTGTGACAAACTGGACAACAAGAACTGGGCGGTGGACTTCGGATCACTTAAGCCGTTGAAGAAATGGTTGGAGGATCACTTCGATCACAAGACAGCAGTGGATATCAATGATCCACACCTGAACAAACTCAAGGAACTTGAGAAACACGAGCTCGCAGAGATCGTGGAATTTGACGGGGTTGGTGCTGAGATGTTCGCCAAACACGCATTTGACTTTGCAGACAAACTGATCAGGGAACAAACGAACAACAGGTGCTATGTGGTAGAAGTGGAATGTATGGAACACGGAGCCAACAGTGCCATCTACAGGAAAGAATAAATTTATACATGACATGGTGAGGGTAGGCCTGACCAACATGGCCTACTACTTCCAGATATACGACACACCACTAGGGCACCGATGGTTGACGGCATTGAAAGATAATCTCCATGAAAAGAGAATACTTGAGAAGAATTTTTGTTTCCTTGGGTTTGCCGATTCGAAACGAAATCTGTATTATTTGGTTCAAGAGCTCAACAAGAACATAGCCAAGATAAATTCATTTGACTTCAACCCGGCTTATGAAAAGATACATCCTTTCCGAGAAGATGATTTCCAATACAGTTCTGCCCTTCCCATAGGCAAGGCAGTCAACGGTGACGACATGGCCACTCCCGGCAAGAGGCTCAAGCATGAGGCTTGCAATCTCCTGCACAGGTACTTCGAGGAACTACAGGGCACCGCATGGAAGATGTCTGACTATTACAAACAGGCAGATGCAGATACCAAATATGCGATTCGACAACTTAATAACTTGTGCCACGAGATAGAAAGTTGGGTCAACGCAGATAGGAAAAAAGCCTTCGAGCCAGAGTGGATGAGGCCTTCGCAGATCACCACTTTCCTTAACGCACCCAGGCACGGCTTGCACGAAGAGGATTTTAATTTGTTCAAAGAGAACAGGTATGACAGAGAACTAGGCGGTGTCTATCTTCACTGGAGCCAGGTAGGTAAGACATTGTACGAAGTATTCAGGGACGAAAACGCACCAAAAATGACAGAAGCACTTTGTTCTGAAGTTAACCACCAGCGATATTATTCAGGCGAGTTTGATGTTGAATGGGGTAAAACGATCACCGAGCAGAATGATTTCAAGAAAAAGGAGATGGACGACTTCAGGACATGGTTGAAAGACAACGGATATGATTGGGATGATCCAAAGTTATCTCTCGGATATATCAAGTTGGGACAGGTGGACCTACAGCGGACATTCGGCACAGATGCCAGCATTCACGAGATACATAGAGTAATGAGTGAGAATTTGGACATTTCCAGCATCAGGACCATATATGGACCTAGTGTTGAGACAGATTACCCTTACACATTGGACAGCGATGACTGGAAAAAAATACAATTAGAAGGACTGAAAAAAGGTTATGAATCACATAGTTTGCGTTAAATGGGGTAACAAATACATTTCTAAATACGCCAATGTTTTGAAAAACATGGCCAGGAGGCACTGCACTCTTGATTATCAGTTCAGTTGCCTCACCGATGATCCAACCGGTCTCGATCCTGAAATCAATGTTGTACGACTGCCTAATGATCCGTACATAAAAACTTGGTGGAGCAAGTTGTGGATGTTCGCACCAGAGATGCCTCTCCAGGGAAACATTCTGTTCTTTGACCTGGACGTGGTGATTTTTGACAACATCGATCCACTGTTCACACACAATGGAAAATTCAACATAATCAGAGACTTCAACAGGTGCAGAGTAAAAGACTGGAAACTGTCTAACTCCAGTTGTATGCGTTGGCAGTCCGGAACAATGAATTACCTGTGGACTGAATTCAAAGAAAACCCTGCTAGAGTAATGCAACAGAATCACGGGGACCAAGACTGGATCACCAAAAAGGCCAAGGATGAGATAAACTGGTTCCCAGACGAATGGATAAGATCATACAAATGGGAGATGATAGGACTCAAGGACACGAAACTACTGAACAAGGACGGCAAGAAATGGTTCAGAAAACCTGTTGACGTCAATCCAGGCAACAGAGTGGCGGTGTTCCACGGTTCACCAAATCCCATGGAGTGTGCTGATCAGTGGGTGATCGACAATTGGAAATGATTTTCAAAAACACACACAACTGGCCACTGGAACACTGGCACATAGAACTATGCTCCAAGTGTAGCCTTTTGTGTCCAAGGTGCAGTAGGCAGGAGGTTCCGGAGGGATTGGTTAACAGAGATCTGTCTTTGGAATGGTTCAAGGAAAATTTCACGGGAAAACTGCTTTCGGAGGTCAGGAAATTGACTTTCTGTGGTGACGATGGAGATCCTATCTATGCAAAGGACCTGTTGGCAATTCTGAGATGGTTCCGCAAGAACAACAAACAAGTGCAGTTTGTGATAGTAACCAACGGATCATACAAGACGAAGCAATGGTGGGAAGAGTTGAATTCCATACTCGAAGTAGACGATCACATACACTTTTCACTTGACGGGTGGGATCAAGATTCGAACAACCTGTATCGTGTGAACTGCGATTGGGGATCCATCATGCAGGGTGTCGATGTACTAGAGAAAACCAAAGCGTTCAAGACATGGGCCGCGATAGCGTTCAAATTCAATGAGGGCAGGATAGAGCAAATGAAAGAACTAGCCCGTAATAAAAAGTTTGACAGTTTCCAACTTACACTCAGTTCCAAGTTTGGAAAAAATTATGGCACCTATCCAAAGAACGATCCATTGCAACCCAGTGATCGTTTTGTATCCACAGGTAGGTTTACGAGGACATCCACTGAACTCAGTGGCAGGATGTGGCATGATAACTGTGTTGATGTTTTCACAGAAAGGTATCATTCTGCAGACAGGGATAAGCCCATCATACCTCTGTGCATGATTGGCAACAAAGGTCTTTATCTCAATGCCCAGGGTAGATTTTATCCATGCTGTTGGACTGCTCTTCGATATACACATAATAGAAATATTTTCGAATACATAGAAAAAAAGGACACACTGGCTGAAACATTGGATGATCCGGCCTGGACTACGCTGTTCAAAGACTTCGGCGCGGTCAGAGAGTGTGGTGAAAAGTGTTCGGCACAAAAATGGAGTTTGGAACATGCCACCAATTGGTAATAGTTACGGTAAGGTCAAAGTAAAAAGGACACGGCCAAGCATGAAGGAAATACCGGATGATTGTGGTTACATGCAAAGGTTCAAGTACAACATAGACATGGCCTCCAACGGGATCATGGGAGAATGCATAGAATGGTGCCAGATACACTGTAAAGGAAAATGGGGATGGTGGTTTGAACCCGTGGGCGAAATTGAGAATCCAAAAAATCATTGGGAGCACCAGAACGCATACATGAGTTTTGAACGCAAGGTGGATGCCACTATGTTTTGGCTTTCAGTAGGAGCGGAACACATAGGCAGTAAGGAATAATTATTAGTATGAAATGGTTTGATATAACAGACGCCGCAAAGGCACAAATGGAGAAACTCCTTGCTAGAAATCCAGACAAGTACGCTGTCAGCCTGGCGGTGCTTGGAGGAGGTTGTGCAGGATTCAAGTACGACTGGGGGTTCGTAAACAAAGAAGATATCAAGGAAGGTGACGAGATGACGGACTGGGGCACGGGCAGATTCGTCGTTGACGAGACTTCCATGTTGTATGTGGCAGGTACCAAGATAGATTGGGTAGAGGAAACCTTTGGATCACAGTTCGAGATATCAAATCCCAATTCGACCAGTGCATGTGGTTGTGGAGAATCGTTTGGCATATAATGGATACCGCTTTCATAATAGGCAACGGTGAATCAAGAAATATTTTTCCAATAGGTAATCTCAAAGGCCACGGAGTGATCTACGGATGCAACGCGATATACAGGGATCATCCAAAACTCTGTGATCATATCGTGGGTGTTAGTCCAGAGATGTATGAAGAACTTTCTCATTGGCACAACAATGGCAAAGAATCACCAAGTATTCATGGAATTGATGACATCAGCAAATGGAACTACATCTGCGAAGGAGACACCGAGATGGACGTGCCTGAAGGACTCAAGATATACAGGATATGGAGAGGTGGCAACCTCAAGAAAGGCGGCAAGATTAAGACAAAAGATTTCTCACAGGCACGTGGTTCAGGATGTAGTGCTGTATTAATGGCCGCGGAATCTGGAATAAAGAACGTGGTTATAATGGCGTTTGACATCATGGGTGCAAGGCAATGGGAGATGGACACACCAAGCAGGATACAGAACAACATTTACAAGGAATCACGAAACTACCCTGGACGGGAAAGCATGAAGGCATACCTCAAATACGAATGGATGTATCACCTTAGACAGACATTCCGTAGATTCCCAAACACAAATTTCTACTTCATAAACAGGAAGGAATATCTGGAAGGAAATCCTTTCCTGAGATGGTACTTCGATCAGCCAAACATAAAGTCAGGTATATACGCCGATTTACAAAGATGGATAGACGGTCACAGGGATGATATCAAATGGAAACAATTATAGGGTCTTGGTACTGCTGGCGTCCAGTTGATACACCCGACGCATTTTAACGCCCACAGATTGGGCGAACTTCTTGGAATTACAATTACTGCACACGTGCTTGTAATCGTTTGATGCACGTGCGGGATCCACCTGGGATTTGGGCCTCTGGAATGTTTCTGAACAGGAGTCACACTTGAAAACATAGATCATGTTACGCCTACGATAGTTGTGCATGACCCCGTATTTGCTCTCCCTCTTGTACAACTTGATGGTCTTGAGGGTTTCTACGAACATATTCGTATTTAATAAATACGAGTATCATATTATGGCTAGATTAAACATAGACACAGGTACACTAGGAAATGCGTCCACAGGCGATACTCTACGTACCGCCATGACCAAGATCAATACCAATTTTGAAGAGGTATATCAGATTGTTGGTGATCCTGACACAGGACTTATCACCACATCTATCACTAACGGAGACGTAACCATACAGCCAAACGGTACTGGAAATGTTGAAATAGACCAAGTCCAATTCGCAGATACCACTTTATCAACATTGACAACCAATTCGGATCTTACACTTTCGGCAAATGGCACAGGTGGAGTTGCGATCACGCCGATTAAAATTATGATGGCCAACCTGCCAACCAGCGATCCGAGTAACGCAGGTCAATTATGGAACGACTCAGGTACTCTTAAAGTTTCGGCGGGATAATAAATGGCCCAGGAACTGATCAACATAGGTGTTACAGCAGACGACGGCACGGGCGATACCATCCGGGGTGCGGGCATCAAGATCAACAACAACTTCACCGAGGTATACGCACAACCAAATTTCTCACTGTCACAACTGTCCTTTGATGGCAACGTGATCAGCGCCACACAGTCCAACGCGGACATAGAGCTCGCTGGCAACGGTACAGGAAATGTGCAGATCAGTGACCTTACAATAGATTCTGCCATCAACATATCCGACAATGACATCAAGGTAAACGATTCAAACGCTGACCTATTGCTCACGGCCAACGGCACGGGATCTGTGTCAATCTCCAGTGCGGACATGAACGAGGGCACGATAGACAACACGGTGATAGGCGGCGCGACCACCGCGGCGGCCACGTTCACCACACTGACTACATCTGGCACTGCCACAGTGGATGGGGTGGTGATCTCGGACAATACCATAACATCAACATCAAATGCGGACCTCGAACTGACGGGAGCGGGGACCGGCACGGTGTCATTCAATGGCGTCAAGTTCCCTACCAGTGACGGCTCAGCCAACCAGGTACTACAGACAGACGGCAATGGACAACTATCCTATTTCACTTCACCCATACTGTTTGACAACACAGACTTGACTGATGGTACGGCCACGATAAATGGTGATTCTTCCACACAGACCATAGACTCGTTCGATGCATCAACTTTCAGGAGTGCAAAATACCATATTCAGATATCAGACACCACAGCAGACAGGTACAAACTAGTTGAAGCCAACGTAGTGCATGATGGTTCTAATGCATACATAAGTATCACCGGTGGTGCATCTAATGGCGCAGGTGATGGTTCATCCATATATGACTCATTGGACATCTCCGCAGACGTTTCGGGTGGCAATGTTAGGTTGCGAGGAGTAGTAAATAACACTAACACACAGATTGTAAAATTCGTGAGGAGAATAGTAAAAGTATAATGGCACAGATAACTTTAAACGTAGGATCAAACGCTAACGACGGCACAGGTGATACGTTGAGGACCGCCATGCAGAACGTGAACACCATGTTCGCGGAAGTGTACGCATCCAATCTTTTCAATGAAGGAATAACACTCAGCGGAAACAACATTTCAGCGGACAGGACAAACGATGATCTTGTGTTGAGACCCAGCGGAACAGGAACAGTGGCCATAGCGGATCTCACAGTAGATTCCAACATCAACATAACTGACAATGAAATAAAGACTACAGTATCAAACTCTGACCTAGTGCTTTCAGCGTCAGGCACAGGCAATGTCATCATAGCCAAAGCAGACATCAACGGTGGCACAATTGACAACGCCACCATAGGTGCCACCACACCGGCCGCTGGAACTTTCACAACCATAACTGCAAACACATCGGCTTCGATTGATGGTGTGGTCATTTCGGATAATACCATTACCAGTACATCAAATGCCGATCTTGAACTATCGGGTGAAGGAACAGGCACAGTAAAAGTAAATGGGTTGAGTATGCCCACTGCCGATGGTTCTGCAAATCAACTTCTTAAGACGGATGGGTCAGGCACTCTTGGTTTTGCCACTGCCACAGCGACTCTTAACCATTCCGATATCAACGACAACACCTCTTCTATCTCAGCATCAGCCACCGACACAGTTGACAGTTTTGATTCCACAGTGTACAGAAGTGCCAAGTACCAAATTTCCATTTCAGACGCAACAAACAGCAGGTTTGAAATAGTTGAAGCAAACGTGATACACGGACCAAGTCAAGACAGCACCATAGAAGCATACGTGACTTCTTTTGGTAGCACAACATCACACACATCTCCATTGGCTTCTTTTACAGCAGACATCAACAACGGAAATGTGAGACTACGTGCCACAAATGAGTCTGCTGGAACAATCGTGTTCAAATTCCAGAGAGTGTTGATAGACCTATAATAATTACATTAGGTTTATAAAATTTACAATAAATACCCGTAACAAAAAGGATTACACAAAGTATGGCTAGAAAAAATATAGAAGTAGGTACCAGTGCAAATGACGGAACAGGTGATCCGTTGAGGACCGCATTTACAAAAATAAACGACAATTTTATAGAATTATACGGTGGCGACAATGACATCAACACACTAGATGCGAATCTTGATGTGAACAACTTCGCGATCACAACAGGTGTCACAAACGGACACATCACAGTCACTCCAAACGGCACAGGAAACATCAATTTGGGATCTATCACTATCAACGGTAGCCAAATCAGTTCCAATGATAGCACACAGATCACACTGGCAGACAACATACAGACGACCGGAACACTCAACGTTGCGGGTGCAACCACGGTAGATGGCGCACTTTCGTCAGGAACCTCCCTAGCACTTGCCACAGGAGCCACTGTGACAGGAATAGCAGACGAGGACGACATGACTTCTAACAGTGCCACTCTTTTGGCCACACAGCAATCAATCAAGGCATATGTTGACGCACAGAACACGGCACAGGCGATAACTTTCGTGGGTGATGACTCAACAGGAACAGCCGTCAACAGCGGTGAGACTTTCCAGGTTGCAGGCGGCACAGGTTTGACGTCCGTGGTTAGTGGAGACACCATGACATTGGCCATAGATTCCACAGTGACGACACTGACCGGTTCGCAAACTTTAACCAACAAAGTTCTCACTTCACCAACTATATCTTCGCCAACAATCACAGGAGTGACCACAACAACATCTTTGACAACGAATGATATAACCACAAATGGTTCCAACGCAAACCTTACATTGGATCCACAGGGCACAGGAACCATAGAACTTGCGGCCAACACAAACATCACTGGGACTGCTTCCGTTTCAAGCACACTGACCACTGCTGACATCACCACGACAGGAAACCACACGCTGACTGGTAACAGCACGGTCGACGGCACACTGACTGTGAAAGGTACAGTGAACGCAGACACATTTATTTCTAACTCAAACGGTGACATCACTATTGATCCTGCGGGAACAGGTGCTATTGTCTTGACTGGTCCGATCACTGCCACAGGAACGCAGACAACGACTGGACAACTCAACGTAGACAACCTGAGATTGGACGGCAACACACTGTCATCGACATCAGGCGGTATCACACTATCACCTGCCGCAGGACAGAATGTTGCGGTTGGCGGAACGAACGTGAAACTAACCGCCACAGAAGCCAACTTCACGTTGATGGAGGCCACTACAGTAAGGGCAGACGCCTTACAGAATGATACATCAGATGGTGACATTTCAGTCAGCACACAGGGTACTGGAGTTGTGGATCTCAACACGGCAACACAATCAACTGTGGGATCGGCGGGAGGTGCATCGGCACTGCCGGGCACACCGACTGGCTACATCAAGATCAAGATCGCCGGAACAATGAGAGTTATTCCGTTCTACGACGAATCTTAATAGCCAATAACACATCCTTAAGAAGGGACAATGAGGAAACACAGGAACGACCATAACAGGCGCAAGTCAGCACATTCTGAGATCAAACGCTTGGAGGAGGCCATACGACGTTCGAGTGACAAGATCGAAAAGGAGAACCTCAGACAACATCTAGAACACTGGATCCGTACGCAGAATAATACCAGGTAATTGCGAATAAATACCTGTGTAAGGAGTATAAATGGCAACACCAGTGTGGACAACCACAGCAGGTAAACTAGCGACTATAGACGAACAGGCTTCGTTTTCATTACAATTAGAAGCAAACGATCCTGTAGAACTAGGCGATTCAACGGCCATTGTATACTCCGTGATTGCAGGAAGCCTACCCGCAGGAATGCAGGTTACCACAGATGGGCTCCTAACGGGTACTCCGGCTGAGGTTGCCAAAAGAACTCTTTACACCTTCGTCGTGCGAGCCACGGCCGGCACCCAAATCACAGACAGGACTTTCAGTTTAGATGTGCAGGGGTCAGATGCACCAACTTTCACAACCGCATCTGGACAGTTACGATTAGATGATTCAACCAGCGTAGGATTGTATTGGGTGATAGATGGATCAAGCGTTTCGTTCCAGATGGAGGCAACAGATTCGGACACCAGAGCAGGACAAAGTCTCGTGTATGAAATAGTGCAAGGTTCACTTCCGCCAGGCGTCACAATGACCAAGTCTGGATTGATATCGGGTATCGTTGAACTGACAGAAGATCAACGTTACGGAGAACGTGGTGGTTATGATGGATCTGGAAATGAGGACGAATGGGATGGCATTTATGATAGGACAGTAACATCAAAAAGTATAAGCAAAAACTTTGACTTCATAGTCAGGGTATCAGATGGTACGAGTTTCGTAGAACAGAACAACTCGATATTTGTTTACTCCGCAGATTTCTGGCGAGTGTCTAACACCGCGATAACAATTGACGCAACAGAGATAAATTCATCACCACTCACGATGGACCTAAGTGCGAACAGGCGACCTGTGTTCAGGACTGGTTCCGATCTTGGCACTTTCAGACATGACAACGAGGTAGTAATCAAGATCGACGTCGAGGATTTTGATCCTTTACAAGCAGATTTAGAATATACTCTACAGTCAGGTACTATGCCGACTGGACTGGCCATTGACATCAACTCCGGTGAAATATACGGCACGCTATCTAGACAGACTGCTGTAGAAAACACCTTCACCTTTACAATACGGGCGAATAGGGTTGTCAGTACAGGTGTGAACGTTTTCACAGATCAAACATTCACCATGAAAGTGATAGGTGAAATAGACATTGGCATTGCGTTTACGACATCTGAAAATGTTGGAACACTTTCTGCCTATGTGCCCAGCATCCTATCGATAGAGGCTGTGGCAGAGCAAAGTGATCGTGTATTGACCTATTCGGTAACAGGCGGTTCATTGCCAACCGGCATAACTTTGTCAAGTCAAGGAAATTTAATTGGCACAATCGACCCCGATGATCTAGAAGATTCAACAACATCATTCAATTTCACTGTCACTGTAAGCGACCAATACCAATCCGCGGCTACTTCAAAAGATTTCACATTGACAGTGGACGGTCCTTTCCCTGATAAAGCATACGGGAACATGACAGGTCACGCCACTTCATTCATAGATCAAAATATCTTCTATACAATGGCACAAGACCCTAACATCAATTCACCTGAAAACATTTACAGGGCAGATGACGGCAACTTCGGAATAAGGGTAAAACCTGAAATGTTGATGATGTCTGGTCTCGAGTCTCAAACACTAACAACTTTCCAAGAACAGATGGAACAAAACCACTCACCAAAAACTTTGTATTTTGGCGAGGTAAAGACTGCCCTTGCAAAAGAAGGTAGCACAACAAAATATGAAGTGGTTTACATTGAGGTCAAAGACAATCTTGAAAACAACGACGGCAATGCTGTATCTAGGACAGTCAAAATACGAGACCAAGTGAAAAAACCTGTTTTAGGTCCGCGGGCGTCAAGCATGAACGCGACTGCTGACTATGTTGATTACGAAGTGACCACAGACGGTGGCCTTTCATTCAGCACGTCTGGTTCTAAAGTAAGGTATGCCAATCAACTGAGTGCTGACCTAGGGTTCATAGAAACTCTTTACCCGAATGCAGTGGCCAACATGCGATCCAGGATGAAGAGCCTAGGACACAAGGAATGGGATTACTTGCCCTTATGGATGAAGACAACGCAGGTGGGAGGTCTGGCACCACTTGGATTCGTAAAAGCCGTACCGATTTGTTACTGCAAACCTGGGACTTCGGCACTTATCAAGAAAAGAATTGATGATCTAAATTTAAAATTCGAGAATATAAAATTCATAGTAGACAGATACATTGTAAGCCAGAGCAAAGTTGCGACTGAAACATTTACAGCAGATGGAACATCGACCCAGTTCGTTGTGGATGAGATTTTACATGCAGAAGATTTACTCATAAAGGAAGGTACTGAAATTGTTTTTGTCGGCGAAGGCGTCACTGCGGACAACAACATAAAACCCACTTATCTGACTGCGGACGGAACACTAAGATCTGCTGATCACGAATTTGGCATCTCACTTTCCCACGACACAACCACGAGGAAAACAACAATTACTTTTACCAAAGAAACACCAACCAATGGCACTATTATTAAGGTGGAGAGAAGTAACGATAAATACCTTAAATTTAGGGACAAAGGAATTTAATAAATGGCAAGCAACATAGTACCAGGAAATGTAGACGGAACATACCCAACCGCGGGACAAGACAACAGTTCTCAGGGTTTCAGGGATAATTTCACTGCAATCAAAAACAATTTTACAGAAGCCAAATCTGAGATAGAGGACCTGCAAAGCAACAAGGCCAGCACGAATGCCAATGTGAACTTTTCAGATAATGTGGTTTCAAAAGCAGTGTTGAAAGACACCGCTGAAACTGTATATCCACATGGAAGCGTTGGAAGTGGTGCTGTCACACTGAACCATGAGAATGGACATTACCAAACATTGACAGTAACAGCAGACACAACGTTCGAAATAATCAACTTTCCAACATCAGGCACCCTAGGAAGGATAATACTAGATGTGACAGTGGCAGTAGGCGCCACCAATCTAATTTTTCCAAGTGCCGTGATAAAGGCAGACAACGTTACAGGAAGTGATGGAACGTCAGACATCATTGCACCTGGTCTAGGCAGAGCACTTTATGAATTTGTATCTCCAGACGGTGGTACGACTGTGTTGATGCACCAACTAGGTAAACAGTACGCCTAATAACTGAGGAGGACCATGTACTTCCATCCATTACAAGAAGAGATAGGTAACATGTCCGAAGAGGACATATCAGCAAGAATAAAAGAACTTTCAAAGAAAGTGGCAAGTGCAAGAAGGTTTGGCCGTAACCCCGACATGTTGGCACAACTCACACATGCACTGAACACCTACAGGAATGCCATCCGAGAGAGAAGGTTAGAGGCCTGGCACAAGAACAACAAGAAACTACGTAATGAGCCAGATATAGGAGACCTCATCAACATCGACTAGTAAGTAGTTGCAATGTCAAACACATTCACTTGGAAGACCAAATTCAAATCTATTATTATCGTAGACGGTGAACTGTTTTCAAACGAGTACCAGGTAAAAATTTCACTTACACCACATACTGCAAGTTTAAAAGAACAAACAGAGTTTTTCGATCGCTTGAAAAATCTTTTTGAACAAGTTTTCGCAAACACGATTACCACATGGAGAGACGAACCGCTCTACGCAGTGTTGAAAAAGAACACCAACAACAGATTCATTGAACTGCCAAAACCTCCCTATGACCAGATCATGGCCGCTGTGTGTTTCTGTAAGACCAATTCTGTTTTGTCCAGTAAAATTGTGATAAACCATATAGAACTTTCATCATGGCAGGGAGATGGTATTACCTACACGGTTGACAAAGACAGCAAAGAGCTTATACTGTTAGATAGACCCGATTGGTTTTCAGCGAAATACAGCAAGTTTGACCCATGGTGGTTGAGAGCGGACACGGCAACATATGATCAGGAACTTGACAAAGGCATCTACACAGGACATTTCAGTTGGAACAACCATGAGATTCCTGTTGACAAGAAGCACGAGTACCATGCTAAAATATTTGAATTCCAACCAAAGGTTTTAGATGGCGGAAAGAACAAAGATAAATGATCACGGTGATGTGATATTCTCCGAGGAGGATGCCATTGAGTTGTTGTACAACGATCCAGAATTTGACATTTCAAAACTCTATTTCAACGACATAGAGAAGTATTCCAAAAGTCTCAAAGAGTTAGGCATAGATCTGCCAACCATAAACACAGCGCCAAAACGCAAGAAACCCTCAGAGTTCGATAGAGACAACTGTGAGCAGTGGTACATGCCAGAATCTTATTACAAAATAAACGTACTCCAATGGCTGTTAGAGAAATGCACGAACGATGAGGAAAAGTTGCGGGTGCAGACAGAGTATGATTTGTTTGAGAAGAAAAATTTCGTGCGTGTGCTACAATTTCTTATCTATTTCATCGACACTTTACGGAAGAACAATATAGTGTGGGGAGTAGGAAGAGGGTCAAGTGTTGCAAGTTTTTGTCTGTTCTTGATAGGTGTACACAAGATCAATCCGATGCTATATAAGTTAGACATCAAAGAATTTTTGAGATGAAGATCCAAGTAAAAAGCTCACTACCGGTTAAAAAATATTATCTCAAAAGTCTAGCGGGTGACGTGATTCATTTTAAACTAGGTGAAAAAATAGACATACCAGATGATTGGTATCAGTTGAACATAGAATACACAGGAGACAAGATCGACATCAATGAGATAATTTTGGATGATGTCAACATCGATGAGCAGATATACACAGGCTACTATGTGGATGGCCAGGGCCGATTACACCAGCCGGGTGGAGCATTATGGGACGAAGGTGGTTGTTTCAAGATATGGCTACACAGCAAGATAGGTGTCTTCGTGGAAAGGATAATGCGTTGCCTCGAGTCGGGCGAATATGGCACAGATCTTTCGAAAAAATATTTGTTTACGGTAGATAAGCCGCTAGTAATAGACGAAAGATTTCCAAAAGAGATACAAAGTTTTTTTTCGTTTGGTGAAGGACCTTATTGGTGGGACAAATCCAAACCCGATGTTCCGTACAGGGTGGTAGAAAACTTAGACTTTGACAAGGAAGCAGTTCTAGAAGAGGCAGAGAGGCTGTGCGTGGTTGGCAAAGAATCTGAGGAGGGCGGCGAATACGGTAAATTCACCATCGTCTCCACGAATGCCAAATGCAATCTCGATCTTCCATATGCAGACTTTGACCCTGCCCAATTCCCGTTGTTACAAAAACTGTTTGATGCCATAGGATTAGAAAAACTCATGACCATGCATCTGAGCACACTGGAGCCTGGAGGAAATTTCACTGTACACAGGGACAGAGGCTATTTCAGGGATGGCTACAAGTACCTGACAGGATGTAAAATATTTTATTGGAACTTGACTGACGACAAGGACACCCATTTCAAATTTGGAAGATGTGGTCTATTACCAACGCACAAGCCTTTGTTCGTGAACACATTACAACACGTGCATAGTTCTATCAATCAGAGTGACACAGATAGGAAAGTCATAATGATCACAGGCAAATACAAGGAAAATAATTTTGACAGATTTTGAAATGATAAGTATTAATAATAGGAGTATATTAAAATGGTAGCAAGAGCACCCAGAAAAAGAATGTACAGGACCATGCAGGGACGTATGGTGGACATAGAGAAACTGAGAGCGGCCAACGAGTCCGTGCAGGCAGTTGGTAATATGAATGTCAATGCAAGGGGAGACGTGATCGGACCAGGCGGAGCCGTTGTGACTTCTAAGGAGAAAGTCATGCAACGGTACTACGAACAACCAAAAGGCAAAGTTGACGATGCACCAATGCGAAATAGAACTGTCCCGGCACCAAAGGCAGAACCTGTGAAAACTATTCAAAAGATGACGCCCGTCGCGGCAAAACCAGCACCCAAGAAAGCGGTTGCACCCCAACCAAAGAAAGTTGAACCTACTCCAGTGGCAAAACCTGTTGAAACTTTCCAACCTAAAAGTGAAGGTTCAGACAAAAAAGGTATAGACGCGGCACTTGACGGACTGGAATAAATCTGTTAAAATCATCCTACAATGGGACAGATAGAAGATTTACAAGCAAAAGGTTTTGGATCTCACGGCGGTAAACAATACTCCGTTGACTACGACATCACTCCCTTGAAGAAAAGAGTCCTGGTTTCCCACATGCATTTTGGAGAAACAAAAACAAAAGCCGGAATCATCCTCAATGATGATGACGGAACCCAGAGCGGAATACACCCTCGTTGGGCAAAAGTTTACGCAACGGGTGACCAGCAGGAAGATGTGAAAGTTGGACAATGGTTGCTGATAGCACACGGCAGATGGTCAAGAGCACTGAAAGTCAAAAAAGATGGCACGGAACTGGAAGTCAGGATGATTGATGAGAATGATATCCTATTGGTATCAGACGAAGAACCAGCACAAAACAGAACACAGGCTGGATACATAAACACAGGCGGCATGGCTCAAATGACTTCACTGCCAGGAAATGATTAAAAGATCACACACCTGTTACGTCTGCAATAAAATTTTTGACAATGCAATTTACTGGTATGACAGCCTACACGACACCAAGTATGACAAAAGGATCATCAGACCATTCTGTGGTCCTCCATGTGCAAACAAGTACAGGGAGATTTCAGACGTCAATGATTATCCACAACGAAGACCGTTGCCACATGGTGAACAATGGCGGATCATACAGGACATAGATTACATAGAATATGAAACAGATTAAGAAGAAAAAAGTAAAAGTGGAAATAGACAAACTGGTCACGATGGCAGAGATGGGTCTGGGAGTTGAACGACCCCTCAACAAGGAGAAACGTGGATGGATAGCAAAACTCAAGAAAGAAGGTGCATGGGATCCAATACTTGTGACACCAATAAAAGATTCTGGATATTATCTGCTGACAGATGGTTGGCACAGGGTACAGGCCGCGAAAGGTCTGAAACGTAAAACAATCAACGCATTACAATTACCTGCCAACGCAGGATTAAGCATGGCAAAAGCCAACAAGATCCTGCGTGATATAGACAGGGAACACGGTTTCAAACTGCATTGTAGCGACATCATTGGACACTGGGCCATGATGGAAACACTACTGGACTAGACATTCCTAAAATATCTGTTACAATATAGTATGAATTACCTAGATTTCAATCTGTGGGTAGACCTTACTAAATGGCAAGAGATATGCAGTCAGATCTACAACGCTAAGGAATTAAACGAGTCTGGCAATCGCTTTACTAAAGAAAAATGGATACTTGGTGGATTACAGAAATCTTTGTTCAAGCCTAATGTTGACTGGGTTGACAAATGGGACTACGACTTGGTGTTCCAAGATTGGGAGAAAGGTAACATAGAAGTAAAAACAGGCAATGAGACATTATTTACAAGTACGGGAAATAATAAAAAATGGTGTACTATAAAACTTAAAAACATATACCAAAGCCAGTATGACCGTCTTACCCTAGACAAAGAGTTCGATCACTTGATGGTAGTGAATCTAAAACCTTTTGGTATTGCTTTTTGTGATTACGAAGTTGCCAAAGAGCATTTGATAACATGTAAAGATGGATTCTTAACAAAAATACCGTTTGAAAAACTAGATCTTGTTTACAAAAATTCAACTGAAAGTTTTGTAGATAAAAATATACATTTTGATCCAAAACATGTTATACTGAAACAACTTACAGAGGCAGGTTATTGATGATACAAAGATTTGGTTTTTGTTGCAAATGGCTCAACAACGAGTCGGAGTTTGGCGGCATGAAAGTAAACGCCAAGGACAGGGATCTCAATGGCAGATCAACCACGATGCGTTGGCTACGAGAACACAAGGAAGAAGCGGAACAGAGGCAGTGGGACATCATGAACCACAACGCCACGGCGGCACGTAAACTGGTGCAACGTGTTGGATCACTTCCACCAGAGCGTAGGATGGTGCGTCTCGGTAGTGAGATGTTGCAAGGCTACACAGAGAAGGACTGGAAGTCATGGTGGCAACAGCCACACATCCAGGATCACTGCGAGAGGATATTTGCACCCGTGGGCGAGATGGCACGAAGGCTTGATGTGAAGGTCAGTTTCCACCCTGGTCAGTTCTGTGTGTTGTCCAGTGCCACTCCAGACATCGTTGAACGAAGCATAGAAGAATTTGAATACCATGCGGACATGGCACGTTGGATGGGTTTCGGCAAAACATTCCAGGACGGTTGCAAGATAAACGTACACATCTCAGGACGACAAGGACCAGAAGGCATACGTAAGGCCTTGCCTAGACTATCGCAAGAAGCACGTAACCTCATAACAATCGAGAATGATGAGATGGGTTGGGGTCTGGACGCAAGTCTCGAACTGGAAAAGGATCTTGCACTTGTTATGGACATACATCATCATTGGATCAGAGATGAGGAATACATCGACGCAAATGATGACAGGGTCAAACGTGTGATAGATTCGTGGCGTGGACAGAGACCAAGTATGCACTACTCCTATTCCAGGGATGAACACTTGGCGGTGGCAAACCTCAGGGACAAGACACACACCGAAATGCACAACATCAAGGATCTACTTGAACGTGGTTGCAAGAAACAGAAACTTAGAGCACACAGTGACTTATTACCAAACAGGAAGGTGAATGAGTGGGCACTATCATTCTCAGAAAACTTTGACATACAGGTAGAGGCCAAAGGTAAAAACATGGCCACGGAACAATTATATAGACAAGCGAAGGAAACTGCTGTAATATAACGTATGGCAGAAAAAGAAGACATCAAAAAATTGCAGGACAAGATTG